GACGCTGCCCGCGCTCGGCCACACCGTCACCGAGGCTGTGATCCTCTCCGAGTTGGAGAAGCTTGACCCGGCGGAGTTTGACCGGGCGTATCTGAACCGGACCCGGAAGCAAGTGCCGGTGCAGGACCCGAACGTGCCGGTGAAGAAGTGGCCCGGGCTGGTCGACACGGAGTCGCTGCCGGGCAAGGAGAAGGCCTTCTGCGTCGACGTGTCCCAGGACCGCGGCTGGTCGACCATCGGCTCCGCGTCGCTGCGCGAGGACGGCCGTGTGCACTTGGAGGTCGTCGCGCGGCGGCCGGGCACGGACTGGGTGGTGCCCGCCCTGCAGAAACTGTCCAAGCTCTGGAAGCCGGTGGCGATCGCCGTGGCGGGCTCCGGCGCCCCGGCCGGGTCCCTCATCGACGACCTGGTCGCGGGCGGCATCGACGTTCCGAAGGACAAGGAGAAGCCAGAGCGCGGCGACCTGGCGGTCATGCGCACGGGCGACATCGTCGAGTCCTGCGGGCAGCTGGCCGACGCGATGAACCAGGGCACCGCCGTACACATCGACCAGGTGCCGCTGACGGCCGCAGTCAACGGCGCGCGTACGCGGCGCGTCGGTGACGCCTGGGTCCTGGACCGTACGGCGTCCCTGACCGACGTCTCCCCGCTGTGCGCGGTGACGTTCGCGCGGTGGGTGCTGCTGACCCGGCTGCCGCTGGTGGCCGAGGCCTATGACCCGCTGAAGAACATCTTCTGAGGAGCGGCGTGACAAAGACCATGAGAGACCGGGCCGGGGACGCGCTGCGCCGCGGTGCTGAGCGATCCGGCCGCGCGGTCGCGGTGCTCGGTCGGGTGGTCACCGCGCTGGGCCGCATCGCGCCCGGTATCGCGGGGCCGCTGCTCATCAGCTATGCGGGGCTGCTGGCCTGGCGTCCGTTGGGCTTCGCCTTCCTGGGGGCGTTCCTGGTGTGGGCGGATCGGAGGATCGGGTGAGTATCTGGTGGCGCGGCCGCGAACCCGCGGCGGAGAAACGCGACTCGACGATGTCGCTGAACCAGCTGCTGGCCAAGCTGAAGACCGGCTCGTACGCCGAGGTCGACCTGTCGACGGCGGAGTCGTCGCTGCAGGCGGTCGCGGTGTTCGCGTCGACCGACCTGATCGCCTCGCTCTGCAGCGAGCTGCCCGTCGACGTCTTCCGGGGAAGTGGGCCGGACCGTACGCAGCTGTCGATGCCGTGGTGGCTGGAGGATCCGGACGGGTCCGGGCACGGACTGCCGGACTGGTGCTACCGGGCATGCATGTCGTGGCTGCTGCGCGGCAACCTGTACGGCGAGGAACTCCAGCGTTCCAGCTCCGGGTTCCTGCAGCAGGTCGAGCTGTTCCATCCCGACACGGTCTCCGGCAGCATCGTGGGCGGCGACGTGCGCTGGTTGGTGAGTGGGCGGCCGGTGACCAACCAGGACCGGTTCGTACATCGGCGGGTCAACCCGATGGCGGGGATGGTGCTGGGGCTCTCCCCGATCCAGCTGCTTGCGTCGACGATCGGCCTGCAGTTGACTGCCGGCAAGTTCGGCTTGCAGTGGTTCCAGGACGGCGGCCACCCGAGCGCGCTGCTGACCAACACCGAGGTGAACCTCGACGAGGACCAGGCCCGCACCGTGAAGAACATCTTCATGGCGGCGATGCGGGGGACGCGGGAGCCGGTGGTGTTCGGCAAGGGCTGGGACTACAAGCAGATCCAGGTCAACGCGGAGGAGAGCCAGTTCCTGCAGACGCAGGGCTACTCGGCTGCGGAGTGTGCGCGGATCTTCGGCCCCGGCATCGCGGAGATCCTCGGTTACGGCTCCGGCTCGATGACGTACTCCAACATCGTCGACCGGGACATCAGCCTGCTCAAGTACTCGGTGGGCCGGTGGCTGCGCCGCATGGAGCGGGTGCTGTCGCAGTTCCTGCCCCGGCCGCAGTACGTCAAGTTCAACCGGGACGCGCTGCTGGAGACGAACACGATGCAGCGCTACCTGGCGCACGCGAGCGCCCTGACGAACCAGTGGAAGGTCGTCAACGAGGTCCGCGCCGTCGAGGAGCTGGCCCCGGTGCCGTGGGGCGACAAGCCCAATATGACCACCGCGGCGGCGCCTGCTGCCGCTGCCGAAGATCCCACGCCGCCGGCTGATCCCGGCGCCCAGCAAGGAGAGTGACCATGGCCGCGATCCGCGGACTGCGACTGATCCGTGGCGCCGCGCTGGCGCCCGCCCTGGCCCGGGCCGACGGCGAACCTGTCGACGGCGCCGCGGCCGCGGCCGACGCCGGCGAGGGCATGCCGGTGATGACCGTGGAGTTCTCCCGGTTCGACACCTGGTACGAGATCAACTCTTACTGGGAGGGCCGGTTCCTCGAGCGCACCCAGAAGGGCTCCTTCAAGAAGACCATCAAGGAGTCCGGCAGTGCCGTGAAAGTGCTGTTCAACCACGGCCGGGACATGCAGATCGACCAGAAGGTCCTCGGCGTCCCGAGCGTGCTGGAGGAGCGGGACACCTCCCCGTACATGGAGGTGCCCCTGCTCGACACCTCCTACAACCGCGACCTGGTCCCCGGCCTGGAGGCCGGCGCGTACGGCAGCTCGTTCATGTTCGAGGTCCTGCAGGAACAGTGGAACCACGAGCCGGCGGCCGCCGACCACAACCCCGAGGGCCTGCCGGAGCGCACCATCACCCAGGTCCGGCTGTTCGAGGCCGGGCCGGTGACGTGGCCGGCCAACCCCGACTCCACGGCAGGCCTGCGCTCGGGTACGGACTGGCTGATGGACGTGCTGGCCGAGCGTGATGCTGACCAGCGCAAGGAGCTTGTACGCTCGTTCGAAGCATTTCGGGCACTGCACGGACTCCGCATCTTCTCCGACGAGGAGACCGCGATCCCTGTCGAACCCGCACCGCTGGCCCCGGCATCCGGCATCTCACCGGACCGCCATGTCGACGGACTCTCCGCTGCGGCACGAAGCCGCCGGATGACCCTTCTCGGCGTGACGAAGAGGTGACCAGCAATGCCCAAGAAGAATGACACCGACGAGCCGGAGTTCACTCGGTCCAAGGACCTGCAGACGGCCGGTGAACGGGTCTCGGCGATCCACGAAGAGATGCTCGTGATCGACACCGAGGCCAAGGGCCAGATCCTCGACGAGGCAGCCCAGCGGTCCTGGGACGACCTCGAGGCGGAGCTGAGGTTCCGCGAGGGCGAGGTCCGCGGCCTCGAGCGCAGCGAGCGGCTGCGGGAGTCACGGGAGAAGTGGAACTCCACCCAGTTCTCCCCGCGCAACGACCCGTTCGCCGACGACGTGCGCACCCTGCACCAGAGCGCGGTGTTCGACCGGTCGATGGCCGTGGTCGACTCCAGCCTGGGCGGCCGGCACCTGCGCGACGACCAGAAGGAGCAGCTGCACAAGCTGCTCCGTAAGAAGACCGGTGACACCGACGGCGAGCTGCTGGGCCGTCTGCTGCTGGCCACGGAGAACCCGCACTATCGCAGCGCGTTCCAGAAGATCGCCGCGTCGACGGCGCCGGTGTTCTCGCCGGAGGAGTCGCGGGCGATCGAGCAGGTCGGCCTGATCAAGCGCGCCATGTCTATCGGCGTCGACGCCTCCGGCGGTTTCGCGGTGCCGGTGCTCATCGACCCGACGATCATCCTCACCGCGCAGGGCAGCGAGAACGACATCCTGCGCCTGGCCCGCGTGGAGACCATCACCAACGACACCTGGCGCGGCCTGTCCAGCGCGGGTGTCACCTGGCAGTTCTCGGCCGAGGCCGCGACCGCCACGGACAACAGCCCGTCGGTGGCGCAGCCGGAGGTCGCCACCAAGCGGGCGGACGGTTTCATTCCGTTCTCGATCGAGATCGGGATGGATTGGCCAGGGTTCGCCGAGCAGATGTCGATGCTGCTGGCCGAGGGGTACGACGAGCTCCTGGCGGAGAAGCTCACCACCGGTACGCAGGGCAGCAACGAGCCGAACGGCCTGGTCTCCAGCCTGGACGCGGTCACCAGCCCGGCGAACATCGAGGTGACCACCGCCGGCGTCATCGGCGCCGTGGACATCTACGGCCTGTGGAACCAGCTGCCGCAGAAGTACCGGCGCAAGGGCACCACCGCGTGGCTGTCGTCCACGGACGTGCAGAACACGATCCGCCAGCTGGGTACCACCGACCCGAACTTCACGGTCGACATCACCCAGGAAGCCATTCCTCGCCTGTTCGGCAAGGAATACCCGATGAACGACTTCATGCAGGACGACCCGGCCGGCACCGGCGTCCAGCCGCTGCTCGTGGTCGGCGACTTCACCGGCTACCTGGTCGCCCAGCGCGCCGGCATGACGGTCGAGTTCCTGCCGATGCTGTTCGACGTCACGAACAACCGGCCCACCGGCCAGCGCGGATGGTTCGCCTGGGCCCGCGTCGGCGCCGGCGTCATCAACAACCAGGCGTTCCGGCTGCTCACCAACCGCAGCGCCTGATCCTTCTACCCCGGACCACCGCGTACTCAGCCTGCGCGGTGGTCCGGCACTCCCTGGCTGAGAGGAGATCATCGTGAAGTACAGCGCATGTTCCGGGGCGGTCCGCTGGTCCGGAGGCCTGACCGTGCTCAAACCCGGCCAGTCCATCAAGGACGATCACCCGCTGGTCATCGAACGCCCGGATCTGTTCACCGACGATGAGCCGGAGGCGGACATCCCGCTGCCGGCCGGTCCCCGCGGCCGCCACGTCCCCCAGGTCGAGCGCGCCACCCAGGCGCCGGGCGAGGCCCGCGTCATCGCACCGAAGACCGTGGCGAAGAAGACGGCCGCGCCGAAGAAGGACGCAGCCGGTGAGTGACGAGACCACGCCCATCGCCAGCGCCACCGGTGACGGCCTGGTGCAGATGGCCTACCTGCACCCTCACCACGTCTCGCACTCCTGGCACGAGTCCGTGATGCGGCTGGTGATGCACGACCAGGTCCGCGACCAGCGCCTGGTCGCCACCGGCGGCCCCTACATGATCGCCTGCGGCACCGGGGCGATCGTCGAGTCCCGCAACCTCGTCATGTCCCAGTGGCTCGACGAGACGCCCCACGAGTGGCTGTGGATGATCGACACGGACATGGGCTTCGCCCCCGACACCGTGGACCGCCTGCTGCACGCCGCCGACCCGGCGGAGCGCCCGGTGGTGGGCGGTCTATGCTTCGGCGCGCGGGAGATGGAGTACGACGGCATGGGCGGCCGCCGTATCGTGCCCGTCCCGACGATCTACAACCCGGCCCACGACCTGAACGGCCAGGTGGGGTTCGCCAACCGCTTCCACTACCCGGACAACACCCTCGTCCAGGTCGCCGGAACTGGCGCGGCCTGCCTGCTCGTCCACCGCACCGCGGCGGAGAAGCTGCGTGAGCGGGACGGCGACACCTGGTTCGACCCGGTCAAGTACCCCGACGGCCGCTGGGTGTCGGAGGACCTGTCGTTCTGCTGGCGGCTGAGCCTCCAGCAGATCCCCGTGTTCGTCCACACCGGCGTCAAGACCACCCACCACAAGCAGGTGTGGATCGGCGAGGCCGACTACACCGCCCCCGTCGAGGCCACGGCCCACACGCCCATGCCGGAGCGGGCGGTGGCCGATGCCTGACGCCGACCTGGCCGTCATCGTCCCCTCACGCGGCCGCCCCCACACGGTGGCCGAGATGGCCCGCGCGTTCCGCGACACGTGCACCGCCGGCGCCCAGCTGGTGTTCGCCGTCGACGAGGACGACCCCGAGTACCAGGCCTACCGGAAGGCCGTCTACGACACTCTCGTGGAGCACGGCCGCGTCCACATGGTGGCGCAGCCGGCCGGGACGATGGTCTCTGCCCTGAACCACGCCGCGCGCGTCCTGCTCGACTCGCCGGCGTATGTCCGGCCGCAGGCCATCGGGTTCATGGGCGACGACCACCGGCCCCGCACGAAGGGCTGGGACACCTCCTACCTGCAGGCGCTGCAGGGCCGGCCGGGCATCGTCTACGGCAACGACCTCATCCAAGGCGCCAGCCTGCCCACCCAGTGCGCCATCAGCGCCTCCGTGGTGCGCGCGCTGGGCTTCATGGCGCCGCCGGTACTGACGCACCTGTACGTCGACAACTACTGGCTGCAGCTCGGCCGCGCCACGGGCTGCATCTCCTACCTGCCGCAGGTCATCGTTGAACACGTCCACCCCGTGGGCGGCAAGGCCGAGTGGGATGACGGCTACCGCCGCGTCAACGCGCCGACGATGTACCAGCGCGACAAGCAGGCGTTCCTCGACTACGTCAACGCCAGCCTCTCCCGCGAGATCCAGGCCGTCCTGACCGTGCGTATGGCCCGTGCGGCGGTGACATCGTGACCGCCGTCGTCGGCCTGGTGCACGACGGCACCGTGTATCTAGGCGGAGACTCCGCCGGCGTCGCCGGCATGCAGCTCACCGTCCGGGCGGACCCCAAGGTGTTCACCAACGGCCCGTACGCGATGGGCTTCACATCGTCCTTCCGCATGGGCCAGCTGCTGCACTACGGCTTCACCCCGCCCAAACCGCTGGGCCAGGGCGTAGAAGAGTCCCAGGACGTCCCCCGGTTCATGGCCACCACCTTCATCGACGCCGTACGCGAGGCCCTCAAGACCGGCGGCTGGCTGAAGAAGGACAGCGACCGGGAAGAAGGCGGCACGTTCCTGGTCGGCGCGGTAGGTCGGCTCTTCGAGGTCAACAGCGACTTCCAGGTCGGCGAGGCCGCAGCCGGGTACGCGGCGGTCGGCTGCGGCGACGAGCTCGCGCTCGGCGCCCTCTACGCCACCGCCAAGACGCGCATGGCGCCCGACAAGCGCGTACACCTCGCCCTGCAGGCGGCCGAACGATTCTCCGCCGGGGTCCGCGGCCCCTTCACCGTTGTGGAGGCGCCCCGTGGCTGAGTGGAAGCTCTTCGAGGGTGACGTGCCGTACGTGTCCACCGCACAGTTCCACGCGGACCGCGAGCGGGTGCCGCACGTCGACCAGCCGCACCACCGGCCGCGCCTGGACAAGGCCGCCGAGCTCGTCGCCGAGGCGGCCCTGCAGCAGGGCGGCAGCGTCACCGTGTCCGATCTCGGGTGCGGCGACGGCGGCCTGCTGTCTCTACTGGCCCAGATGCCGCACCTGGACTGCTGGGGCTACGACTTCCAGCCCTCCAACGCCGCCGGCTGGTTCGAGCGCGGCGTGACCGCCTACCCGCTCGACGCCTTCGGGACCGAACGCGCCTCGGTCGTGCTCGGCGACATCAGCGTCGTGACCGAGGTCCTCGAGCACCTGGCCGACCCCCACGACGCGGTGCGCTGGATCGGCAAGTACTCGCCCTGGATCGTCGCCTCATCCCCGTGGGCGGAGCGCCTCGGGCGGCATGACGAGTGCCACGCCTGGGCCTGGGACCTCGCCGGGTACCAGGCGCTGATCCGGCAGGGCGGATACGAGATCGCCGCGCACGACCGCATCGGGCCCTTCCAGCTGATCCTCGGACGGAGGCCCGCATGAAGACCGCCCTGGTGACCGGCGCTGCCGGATTCGTCGGCCGCCACATGACCGCCGAACTGGAACGCCGTAGCTGGGCGGTCATCGAGGTCGACATCGATGACCGCGCGGGCGGCGAGGACGCCCTGGACGTGTTCCGGCGGGACATCACCGGCTACGACCTGGTGGTGCATTGCGCGGCCCGGGCGCCGCACCGGGCGGCGATCGATGGCGACCCGACGACGATGTCGTACAACCTGCAGCTGGACTCGGCCATGTTCGAGTGGGCGGTACGGACGAAGCAGCGCCGGGTGCTGTATCTGTCGAGTTCGGCCGCGTATCCGGTGGGCCCGCAGGCCGGGCACGTCCCGTACCGGATGCACGAGCTGGACCTCGACCCCATGGCCTCCATCTCCACCGACCTGCTCAAGGCCATGGGATCCATGGGCCCGCTGCTGCCGGACGCCGGCTACGGCTGGACGAAGCTGACCGGGGAGCGGATGGCGACGCTGGCCGCGACGACGGGCCTGGCTGTGCACGTCGTACGGCCGTTCTCCGGATACGGCGAGGATCAGGGCACCGACTGGCCCTTCGGCGCCTTCGCAGATCGTGCCAGCCGCGGGGAGGACCCCTTCACCATCTGGGGGAACGGCCGCCAGGTCCGCGACTGGATCCACATCGACGACGTCGTGGGCGGCGCCCTGGCCGTCGTCGAGGCCGACGACCGGCGCCCGGTCAACCTGTGCACCGGGCGCGGCACGTCGATGCTCGAGCTGGCCCAAATGATGTGCGACGAAGCCAAGTTCCGGCCCGACTTCGACCTCAAGCCGGACGCCCCGAGCGGTGTGGCCTACCGCGTGGGCGACCCGAGCCGGTTCCACCAGCTGTACAAGCCGAAGGTCTCCATCGAGGAGGGCGTGACCCGGGCGCTCCGCGGCTTGGCGCTGCGGTGACCGGCGGGACAGGGGAGGTGCGATGCCGTACGTGACGCTGGACGTCCTGAAGGACTCCATGAAGATCACCGACGATGATCGGGACGATCTGCTGCAGCGGGCCCTGAACGCCGCGGTCGGAGGCATCAACAACACCACGGGGCGCCGCTTCGACCTCGACGACACAGCCCAGGCCCGGGTCATCAACCCCCGGCGGCGTGTCGTCTGTGACGAGGACGGCGATCACCTGCTGATCAAGGACATCGGCAGCCTCGACGACCTGGCCGTGCAGATCGGCACGACCAGCGCCTGGACCACCATCACCTCATCGGTCGAGGCCGAGCCCACCGACGCCCTGGACGAAGGCCGCCCGGTCACCTCGCTGCTGCGGGTGGCCGGCGGCTGGCCGGTCGGCGCCGGCCAGCGGGTGCGGGTCACGGCCCGCTGGGGCTGGCCACAGGTCCCCGACGTCGTCGCGCAGGCCACCCTCATCCAGGCCATGCGCCTCTTTCGCCGCAAGGACAGCCCGGAAGGCGTCACCGGGTCCGCCGAATGGGGCGTGGTGCGGCTGTCGCGTATCGACCCCGATGTCCAGGCCCTCATCCAGAGCCTGATCCTGCCCGGCATGGCCTGAGGAGAGCGCATGCAGATATCCGACGTGCGCAACGTGATCGCTGCGGCGGCCGCCGCCGTGGTGCTGCCGACCGGCGCCGGCGCCCTGACGTCGACCGGCTACACCCCCGACAGCATCAGCGAGCCGCACTTCTTCTGCGCCGAGGTCACCGTCGACTTCGACAAGACCATGGGCCGCGGCCAGGACGAGCTGGAGATCACCGCGCGGTGTCTGGTCGGCCGCCAGGACGACAGATCCGCGCAGGAGGTCCTGGACCTGCTGCTGTCCGGGTCAGGCGCCGCCAGCTTGAAGGCCGCCATCGAAGCGGTCCGCCGAACACCGACGCTGCTCGCCGTAGCCGACGACCTGCACGTCAAGCGGGTGCAGGGCTACCGCTGGTACGAGCACCAGAACACCACGTACATCGGCGCCGAGCTGATCATCCGCGTCATCGGAGACGGGAGTACGACGTGAGCACCATCCTGACGGACGTCCGGCTGTTCGCCGTCGGCGCGGACCTGTCCGGCGCCAGCAACAAGATCGAAATTTCGGCTGAGGTCGAGGAGAAGGACGCCACCCACTACCGCTCGGCGGGCTGGAAGGAGAACCTCGGCGGCCTGAAGTCCTCGACGATCATGGGAGAGGGGCAGTGGGACGCCGGCGACGCCTCGCTGGTCGATGACGCGTCCTGGGCGCAGATCGGCGGCACCGGCCCCTGGACGGTCTGCCCCGCGGACGCCACCGTGGGCCAGCTCGCCTATCTGACCAAGGCGCTGCGCTCGGACTACAAGCTGCTCGGCTCCGTCGGCGACGTGGCCCCGTGGTCCGGGAAGGCAGCTGGATCCTGGCCCGTGGCGCGCGGCCAGATCGCACACCCGCCCGGCACCGCCCGCACCGCGACCGGCACCGGCACTTCCGTCCAGCTCGGCGCCCTGGCGGCCGGCCAAAAGCTGTACGCGGCGCTGCATGTGCTGTCGGTGGCCGGCTCGTCGACGCCGACGATCACCGGGCGGATCGAGTCCGATGACGACACCGGGTTCGCGTCGGCCACGACCCGGCTGACGTTCACCGCAGCCACCGCGATCAGCGGCGAGATCCTCCGTACCGACGGCTCCGCGATCACCGACGATTGGTGGCGGATCGCCTGGACCATCAGCGGCTCCTCACCGAGCTTCCTTTTCGCCGCCTCGTTCGGCATCGCGTCTTAAGGAGACGATTCTCATGGGTTCCATGGTCCTCACCGGCGAGTTCCTCAGCCTCAACGCCAGTGACCTGTCCACCTACACCAGCAAGGCCGAGCTCGCCGTCGAGGTCGAGGAGAAGGACGTCACGACCTACGGCTCCGCCGGCTGGAAGGAGAACCTGGGCGGCCTGAAGTCCGGCAACCTGGGCATCGAGTTCAAGCAGTCCTTCACTGCCGCCGAGCTGGACGCCATCATGTGGCCGCTGCTCGGCACCAAGGTCGCCTTCGTGGTCAAGCCCGTGGCCGGCACGACCACGACATCGAACCCGGCCTACTCCGGCACCGTCCTCATCAAGGGCTGGAACCCGATCACCGGCAGCGTCGGCGACGCCGCCACGGTGTCCGTCGCCTTTCCCACGAGCGGGGCCGTCACCAGGACCACCGCCTGATGGCCGGCCAGAGCCCCCTCGAGGTCACCGTCAGCGCCGAGGGCATCCGCCGGCTCGGCCAGGCGCTCCGCGAGGAGGAAGACGGCAAGGCCCTGCGCAAGGAGCTCGCGAAGAACATGCGCCAGGCCCTGGGCCCGGCGGCCGAGCTCGCGAAGTCCGGGATCATGTCAATGTCCTCGGCCGGCCTCAGCACATCATCGCCAGGACTGCGCACCGGCATCGCCCGGAAGGTCCGCCCCGAGGTCAAGCTCGGCGGCATGTGGACCGGCGCCCGGGTCAAAGCCAAGAAGACCCCGGGCCTGCGCGGCTTCGCGAATGCCCCGAAGCGCACCCAGAGGCGCGGGGGCGGCTGGCGCACCCTGTCCTTCGGGCATGAGCCGTGGCGTACGCAGCACGGCAAACAGCATTGGTTCGACCACGCCATGGAAGGCCGCCAGGCCGAGTACCAACAGGCCGTCGCAGCGGCCATGGAAGCGATGGCCCGGCGGATCGCTGACCGGGCAGGGGAGTAGCGCGATGTATCTGATCTACCAGCCCGAGGGCTCGGACGAGCCGCAGCGGTTCAAGTACAACCCGCGCAAGCTCATGAGCGCCGAGCGAGAGGCGCTGGAGCGGCGCACGGGCAAGGACTTCTCGGATTTCACTGCCTCGGTGCTATCCGGCAACAGTGTGTGCCGTCGGGCGCTGCTGCACATGTTCCTCAAGCGCGTCCATGGCGTAGTCAAGTACGAGGACGTGGACTTCGCGTGGGATGAGCTGAAGCTGGAGTACTCCAAGCAGGAGTACCTGCTGATGCGGGAGAAGATCGTTGAGACGGCGGCCGGTGAGGAGCTGGCTGCCCGCCTGGAGGTGATCGACCGCGAGATCGAGACCGCGATCGACGAGGACGAGGACGAGGGAAAAGCCCAGCTGCCCGTCGCCGGCTGAGGCAGCTCGGCAATGCCGCGCACCTGCTGGGGATCAAGGCACGGGATTGGGACACCTTCACGGTCGACGAGACCGATGCCTACCTGGAGTGGCTGGACTCCTACAAGGAGCAGCTCGACAAAGCCGAAGCCGAGATGAGGGGGTGACCCATGGCCTCTGACACGAGTCTCGTATTCAACCTGGTGGCCAGGGACCGGGCGAGTCAGGCGCTGGGTTCGATGAAGGAGAAGTTCGGTGCGGCGGCGGCCGGTATCGGCGCAGCGCTAGGTGTCGGCGTGGGGGCGTCGATCGCCTCCGCTTTGAATGTGGATGCGGCCAACTCCAAGCTGGCCGCGCAGCTCGGCGTGGGGCCGGCCGAGGCCGCCAAGCTCGCGAAGGTCTCGGCG